CCACTTTACGCACAAATTGGCGTGTCTTGGATTCAGGAGGGGTTGTTTCCGCCGGAGGATTGGATTCTGGGGGGGTTTGGCCCCCCGCCTGATGTTCGCGTGCTGCGCCGAGCAAATCAGCCTCGGAAGCCCCATCCGGCCCCTCAATATCGAACTGGTTGCCGTCTAATTCGACTGTATAAATCGCCATGATTATTGACTCCCCGAAGGACGTACTGAAATCACTCTAAAACCCGTCTTTTTACCGGGATTCCCGGCAGGAGGCGTTTGACCCCCATTTCCCGGTATTTGATACCCCGTTGCCAGCGCGGATTGTCTATTGGTTTTGATCTCGTTAAAAAACTTCTCGAAATTCTTGAGCTTGGCTTCAAAGTCTACGTCCGACCGTTTTTCATTTGGCAATTCGGCCACAAGACGTTCGTACTCTTTCTCATTGATCTGTTTACCAGACCGAAGATATAAGAGTTGGTTTCGGATGCTATTCACATTGGCATAGAAATCCGCACGTTGCGGAGAGGCTTCTAAACCAAGTTGAGGAATATCGAAAGTTTGTGCCAATTCTCCTGTTCGCGCCTGAACTGGCCCCACAAAGTCTTTTTTGTAGGTCGATTTTACAGTATTAATTTGGTCGCTCAATGTATTGAAATCACCAAGTTGCTGTGCAATATCCGCTGGAAGGGTTTTCTTAAGCGGATTCAGATTAGCGTCACCGGGAACAGAAATCGGTTTGACTTCTCCTCCATATGTCACGCCAACTGTTTTATCGCCTAATTGAAACAATTGTTTAATACGGTCGGGTTGGGTACTCTTCTGTTCATTCCGAAGACGCGCCCGTTCAAGTTTTCCTGCTTCTGACTTATTGAGCAGAATTTCTTTGAGTTTTTCACCAGCAACTTCCTTGGGATATGCCGCTGCAATTTCACCAAGTTGTTTATCTTCCGGCTGTACGCCTTGGATCGTTTCCGATGCGGTTATCGGTTTTCCGATAATGCTTGAAACAACTGGCCCTTTCTGGATACCTTGTACAAAGGTTTGTTCTTTTTTGGCTTGCGCTATTTTTTCAGCAAGCTGACGGACACGATCTTCTTGTCCTTGCTTGTTCTTAAGAATTGTGGAAGCAAGGTCTTCACCCGCTGCAATACCGCGACCAGCCAGAGTTGGATCAAAAGGAGTATTACCAGCTGAAAAAGCCCGGATAAGTTCTTCTTGAGAGGGTTGACGAATCTGTGATTGTGCCATTTTAGTATCTCCCCGTTCCGACGTTCACGCGCTGATTTCCGTTTCCTAAACTGCGAACAACGGCTGTTTTATTGGCTGGCTGACGCGAAGCCAAAGCGTAAAGAAGAGTAGGATCAAAATTCCCGCCCCCGCCTCCACCACCCGCCATATTTCCGAATTGTCCACCAAGTTGTGCGCCCAATCCAATCGCCATAGGATTTCCAGTTAAGGCTCCCGCACCCGCACCAGCAACTGAACCAAGAGTTGAAAGAATCTGACCTTTTCGTGAGGCCGCAGCAGCCGCTTGTGCTTGGTCATTGGCCTGACGTGCTTGTTCAATGCCAAGTTTATTTGAACCGAGTTGGTCTTCAATTCCAGCAAGAGAAGAATATTCATCTACCAAATCTTGACGACCTGTAGAAGCTAAATAGTCTAATGTATCTTGGTCAACACCGAGACGTTTATTAAGTGCATCTGTCCGTACATTAAAACCTGTTCCGGCAAGATTTTCTGAACGACGTGATTCATTATTCAACTGGTCTAAATTTAGATTCGTGGAAAAATCACTTGAAGAACGCGCCGCATCAAGAATCGGTCGTGCGACTTGTCCAACTGCTCCACCTGACTTCAAAAGATTATTACCACCCAAAGATTCCCGAATGGCGCGTTGTATTTCTGGTACGTCTCTAAAATTACTAGCACGATTAGCTACAACAGCCGCATCATTGGCAGTTTTTTCTTGTGCGCCGACTCCACTTAAATCCTGTGCATATTTATTAAGAAGATTTTCAGCACCGGGTTCAATTTGTGCGCTTATACCAGCACGACCTGTCTTATATTGTTCTTGAAGAGGTTGGAGAGCCAACTTCTTTCTACCAAGAATATCGCGTTGTGTAGCCGCATTTTTATTCGCTATATTTAATAGCGCACCAGTATCAATTCCCGGCACTTTAGGTTTAGAAAATAATCCCATATTGATCTCCTGTTAAATTGCTGTGAGTGCGGGGGTTCTAAACCAGCCGCGAGAAGTTCTGAAACAAGCGTAAACATTTGTGCCATCATCAACGATAATCATGTCGCCAGACGCACCCTCCGAAGCAGAGGGGAGAACAGCGCGAACAGGATGATCGTGCGCGAATTGAAAAAGCTCTTCGAGATTTTGCTGCAAGACCGAACTTTTAACATCGTTACCGATTGGATTTGGTTGTGTGCGCGGCATACTTATCCTGTGGTTACGGGAGCTTGTTTACGCAAGAACGCCGTACATTCTAATCCTACAACTTCAACAGGATTGGCATCATTACTATAAACACGGTACATAATCGTGCGACCAGAGATAGGATTTGATCCATCCCATAATGGTCTAAACCGCACAAAGAAATTTTGTTCATCGGTTGTTGAGGTATAGGTTGTAAGACCATCACTTGTATACATCAAAACAAAAGTCACGCCGCCATCAATGGAATAATAGAGTTGAAACGCGGCTCCTGTATTTACTCCGTTCAGAATAACTTCGCCGACTACTTTGACTTTGGAAACATTATCTTGATACTTTGTGCTAAAGTCTGTGGCTTTAGTTCGCCAGTCAAAAGAAATATTGGTTCCTGCATCTGTAATTCCATCCAAGAAACGCCGGATTTGACCAGAGGTCGAAAGACCAAAATAAGGTCGATTGAAGAAATAGGAAAACGTATTGATCGCCAGACCAGTCATTCTACGCCATTTTCCATTTAAGTCTATTTGGAGGAGAACCGTATTTGTTGCGTCACCAAGTTCGGCCAAGGCGACATAATAACGACCATCCACAAATATGGAAGCTGGACGAATAGAGGCGACCAATGAAATAAACCATTGAATCGTGACAGAATCTACTTGTGGAACATCTTCGTCGTCAGCGACAAGAGTAACGCGCCATTGTGTGAACTGATTTGGCGAAACACCAGTAGGAAACTCACCCGGTAGAACGGCATAAAACGTCGCTCCGGCTATTCCACCAGATGTAGTCGCGGAACGCATTTCAAAAGAAACACTTCCACCGTTGGTTTCGTAGTCCGCCAAAAATAAGTCCCAACCAGCAGGAGGATTAACGCCCGTATCAATTATGGTCGAAACATACTTAGCCGAAATCGTCCATTTGAAAACAAGAGAAGAAACAACGGGCGTATTTTCATTTGATGCGTCTGTAGTTAAGACGAGACGCACACGAACATAGCGTCGAACTATATGACTTCCATATGATCCAAATTGTCCATCTGCATTTCCACTACCTGTCCACGGGCCAGCAATATTGGCCGATGTTGCAATATACATTACAACAGAAGTACCAGAAGGAGTTGTATTGGTTTTAACAAGAGAAGGATACGCTATACTTTGGGAAGTTGTATCAATACTTTCTGATTCCCATGTTACGACTGTACCAAAAGTGAGAATTGGTAGACCGACTGTTGGAGTTGCACGATTATCCGTTGTCGTGAGAGTAATTTTTATACGCCAATATCTTTTATCTGTTATCGTTAGAGCTTCAACACCGTTTACATTATTTATTGTTTGTGAAACTTGTGCGCCCCCCGCAAAATTGACAACATTGCTACCCTCCACAGTTGTTTGGGCAGAAACAGTTGGAGAACCCGAACATTGCGAAGCAACAGAATATGTACCGCTATGATTGATGGCTAAAGTTGCAGCGGCCATAAAGCCCGAAAAAGTGTCGTATATGACGGAAGTCCAAATTCCAGAAGCGGGAATGGCCGAAGAACAAAAGGTATATTGCCCCCTTATAGGATGACCGGGATTTGTCCAAGCCCCTGCACCGTTCTTATAGCGGGAATCTCCCCCACTTAGATTTGCAGAAGACCGTCGAAGATTATTTGTTTGCGGGGAATATAATTCGACGATCCAATAAGGAGTTCCGGCGGTTAATAGGACAGTATTTCCTTGCCCTAAATCTGTTCCGGGTTCGCCCCCTACATCGTTGTATATACGGATATCCCCAACCGGAGAAGGAAATATTGCAAACACGCTGAATACCGTAGCGTTTACGATGTGACCAGATTTTGTTGGTATAATGCGGGTGGCTAGTTTATCAAACCCGACAAAGGAACCACCTCCGGCACTTGAACCAGTCTCGCCTGTAAAATCTGTGGTTATGGGTAGCGTTAAAGCAGACGTACCTTGCGTACCAGAATGATCTCCATCGTTAAATGAAGAAACCGCAAATCGTGTAGGGGCGCGAAGAGTCCCATCGCTATCTTTCGTTCTGTTATTAACTTTGGTCGCGCCGCCTTCCCAATCACCTTGATCGTCCCAATTTCTACGGGGGTTTGTTCCAGCAGCCGATGTTCCGTTCAAATATCCGCGTGTCGTTATGGAACCGGGAATTTCTGTTAGAGAAATACCATTTTCAGGTGTCCCACCAAACGAAGATTGCGAGGCCGTATTCTTTTGTTGAAGAGCTTGCTGAATATTGAAATTAACAAGGTCTTCGATTTCATCGGAAATATAGTTGATAGAATTACCATCATAACTATAGAAACCACGATCTGAAAGCCAAATTAAAATGGGAACGCCTTCAATCACGCGAATTTGGAGAGTGCGATTATCCACGCAGCCAACCGAACTTGGAATCGCGGCGTATCTATAAGTATCGGAAGTTTTTCCGAGAATCTGGCCCATCGAACGTCGATTGAAGACAATCATGCGATCAAAATAAACGGTATGCGCTGTAATAGGGTCTTCTTGGTTGCAGAGAATCTGATTCTGCGTAGGAAATAAATCTGGCATAGCTGTGTCGCTATAAAAAAGAGTTGAAGGGTCGCCGGGAACGCCGGAAACCCAAAGTTGGTCGAGCCAAAGAGTCACGCGTGCAAAACTTGGCGGAGTAAAATGGTCTGTAGGAATTTCAGTTGGTGTCGCGCCAACAGCTAAAGTATCCGAATAGGTTGTGGTTGTATTGTCTTGAAGAGTAGCAAGATGAAGCCACAAACCGTCATTATTATCCCGATAAATCTTCCGGGCAGTTACGCCGTATCCACCAATAGGAATCGAGGTTAAAGGAATTGTGTTATTTCCAGCACCAGCCGTCTGAACACCAGAAACCGCGCTTCCATTACTTTCCTCGGAATCATAATAAAGATATGTTACTTTGTAGGTATGTGCGCCATTGGGAACGGAACCACCAGCAGTAGGCGCACCAGCGACGGGAGCCGAACTTGGTGCCTGAACACCCATTGCTTTCATACGCGGCGCAGTATAGGAAACACCACCATAAAGAGTGGCGCGATCATAAACTTGGGGAGCATTGATTCCATTACCCATGTATACGCGATCTTGAGTCGTCGCAAATTCAAAATTTCCTGTCGCGCTAAAACCCGTTCCGTTCACGACCGTATTGAAAATGGTATCACCAGAAGAATATTTGACTTCGCCGCTTTGGACGACCAAAAGATGTCGCGCACCATCACTGAAGATAGCTTCAAACTGATCTTTGGGTGCCGACGCAAGAAGAGTCGCATTATAATTCGGCCCGCCTTTTCTTTTGGTGAGAGAACCTGTTACATCTGATTCAACGTTGACTGTCCCTTCAGTAAAATCAGCCAAAGAAACTTTTGCACTATCAGCATTGTACTTGGTTATTAAATGACCCCAATCTTCGGGAGAGATAGAGATTGTTAATTTTTCCATTAGTCGGCCCACTCGTTATTTACTGGCGTTCGTTCAATAGATAACCAGTCAGCCAAACGAATTGTGTCATTCAAGGCTTTATTGGTTATTTCTATTCTGAAATATTCACTCAAGAAGATAAAATCATTAAGGACATGAATTCCAGAGAAAGCTAATATATCTACGTCGGTTATCAATTCTGTGATAACTTTAGCAATGATAAAAGGTTGCATAAAATCTGTCGAACTTAAAGATTCTACCAAGACTTTTGTTGGCGCGAGAAGAATTTCGTCTTCATCAGCACGCGCATTGTACATATAGTCGTTGTAGCGACCATTATTATACGCGAACGGAGTTTTAGCGCGTTGGAGAATAGTAATGGTATCCAACATAGCAGCTAGACTCACTCCGTCTGAAAGAGCATCAGCTGATCCTTGTGAATCAGTCTTTACAATCGAAACTGAAAAGGCAACAGTAGCATCAGAATCGGTTATTGTTTCAGATAGAGTTTGAGTATAATTGGTGAGATTGTACGAATCACCATTATATTCGGATTCATTATATTGCATTATTGTCCAATCTCTATAAGAGTAATCGTGGAAACACCATTTGTTGCATTGTTTGTCCGCTGGACAAGCAAAGTGCCACCACCCGCACCTCTGGCGAATTGAGTTTTATAAGTTGTAGCAGATGTGGTTGCCGGAGAGTCTATAACATCAGCAGCAAATTGCTGGTCATCTTCATAAGCTCCGGGATCATTTATACCGATGGGTCTATAATCCGATGTGCCGGGAGTAATATTTGTAGAACCGCGAAGTAAACGCAATCTTCCATCGACTGAATTCGCACTACCAGTAACAGAAATACTCTGGGAAACTAGCACATGAATTTTGCTTGTATTAGAGGTCGGAGTAATCGTAGCTGTAAGATTTGTATCCGCGAAAGATGAAGAGGTGCTAGTTGCTTGGGTATTCGTGGAAGCTGTTACGATTTGTAGGATTTTACCCACGTTTAATTGTTCATAACGAACAGCATCACCATTGGCAGAAGCGGCGGCTAATCCCGTAACTTTATTGCTCCCCATCGCTATATTACCAGACATTGTTCCGCCTGATAAAGATAATTTGTTTATAAGACTTACTGTTATAGCGTCGTACCAGTTTGTTATACCAGCTATTGCTTTAAGTTGTTGTAAAATACTTTTTACGCGATTAGCAACAGAAGTATCCGTAGAATTCGGGCCAGATGGTGTCAACGCACCAAAAGCCGAAACAAGATCAGCTTCCACCGCTATAATCTCATCTTTTGGAGCATTGTGATGGGCCGCGATTACATTATGAAAAACTTGACTGTTCTGAACATGAGAAGCCGCAGTAGTGCCATCTGCGCCTCGTCCACATCCTGTAAAAGAAGTTCCAGTTTTTCCAGTATAGCTAATTATTTCGTTGTCTATCGAAATAAATCCCACAGTAGGGAACGCTGTTGCATCAGTCACATTGACCGTTGTAGCACTGTTGGACAACGGGTTATCTGTTAGTTGTGTCGAAGTAGCATTGACGGCAATATAAAGATTGCTATCAGAGGCTCCCGCACCGGGATAAATAGCCATAGTAATTCTCCTTAAATTTTACTTGTAATAAATATGTATACGTTTTTGTTACACTTAGCTAAAGGTAACTTGCCAAGTCACTTGAAGTGAATCTCCGGCACCCTTATTGATAACGGCGAATGTCTGACGGGCGAACATCGTGCCAGCCGAAGATGCTGAAAAAATACCAGATTCCGTAATCGCACCAGTATCAACACCGGGGCCAAATGAGGCGACGTTCTGCCACACATTTGAAGACGGCGTAAGAGTTCCCGCAACGCGAGAAGTCAGTTCAGTTTGAAGCGTGGTATCCGAGGCATTAGCCGCGTTCGTACCAGTACCCAAACCAATGTATCGCATAAAATAGTCGGCCTGTGTCGCGGCTGTGAGCCACGTCGCCAAGTAGTTTTTTCCGACCGTCACAACGACGTTGTTAATCTCGCGTGTTTCTTTCAGATTGCCAGACGCATCATAGAGATCAAATTTGATCCGTCCCTTTGGTGTCAAGTTTTCATTGAACATTTGATTATCTCCTTAATAAGTAAGCGGATTGGATTCACCAGATTCACCATCAAACGGCATGGGAGAATCTATGTCTATCCGATTTCTTTGATCTCCGCTTTGCTTTTTTACCCAACGGCGTCCTTCGGCCACATAGCGGTCGTAGGTGAGTTGTTGAGCGTCTGCGCGATCAAATTCTTGTTCTTTAGACCAAGCTTTCCACAGAATATACGCGGTAATAGCTTCGGACAAAGAATCATCTAAATTTATTTCTTGGGTCGCCACGGTGAGTGGAATTGGTTTCGATTTGAAGAAAAGAAGAAGGGAAGTCGTATTATCCGCGTCTGTTGATTTGTCAAGCCAAAGAGAACGGCCCCAAATCCAATAGCGATTCGGCACACCCTGATGATCTGTACCAGTGTGTAAGAAATTCGGACGTTGCTGTGAGTTTTTTTCGAGATTCGTCGGATAAAGCCGCTTCCAACGAAAAGTACCCGTGACGGGATCGACAACTTTATAGAAAACGCCCCTTGCGCTTAACCAATTACTTGGAAGCGGATAATCAAGGCGACCTTGCGTTAAAGAGAGTTGCGCGGTATCTTCGAGGATACGCGTCTTATTGGTATAATCGAGTTCACCGCGATTTAATTGACGAAGAAGTTCCGCGTCTGTCCAGTATGAGGCCGAGATTTCTACGAGTTCGCGACGCACGTCTGTGATGAGGGTCTGAGCTTGCATTAGGCGGCTCCTTCGATGTTTTGTATCCGTACTAAAATAAAAGAATTAAAAGTAATAGCACCATCATCTGTTGTGACGGTAATCCAAGGAGAAGGTGCTGCTGCTGCAATAACTCCTAAAATTTCTTCAACGGTTTCTTCTACAATATAGTTATCACCGTTTGCTAGAATTAATTTTGCCATGTTAAACCTCGGCCCACACTAACGTCACAGAAGATTCTCTGTTATTGGAACTTGGATCTCCCGTTAAAACAAGGTCTTTACCCGGTGGAAGCCAAATTGAAAAATCTCCCAAAAAATCAAAAGTATTGCCGTTTTGAGCTACTGTCAAGGAGTTTAGTTGCGTTCCACTTGCTGACAGTGTTGATAATGTATACACATTCATTACCGAGGTATTGGCATGACCGATGTTTGTATTGACGGGAGTCGCCGTTGTTCCATTAGATGTAATTGTCGGCGTATGTTTTAACTTGAAATTAGCATTGACATTATTTACATTGATACCAAATGACATTCGGTATAGATAAAGGGTTTTACCACTTCCCGAAGGATTGCGAATTAAAATCAAAGGATTATCAGAATCCGCTGCCGCCATGTTGAGTTGTGCGCTAAGAGAAAATACTTTTCCCCCAGAAACAAATTGGCTGACATTAGTAGCGGCTGGTACATTACTGATGATTCCAGCGACGTTTATACTTCCATCTGAATTCACAACAAGATCATTACCACTTGTTATGTTTTCTATACCAACCGTATTTTTCTGATTGTTTGCAATGTCAGACATTCTTATCCCCTAAAATTTGGAATGGTTGTTTATTGTGGTTGTCCATTCCCTACCCCAAGTTCATTCTTGGCCCACAGCAATTTTTATTCCAGATTACGGAATATCATTTCCGATGATTGTGCTATACAAGTCCTGTGCCTGACCTTGGCGATTCGTGCGAATTACGCGCACAGTACCAGTTGAGGTAACAGGAACTTCTTTCGGAGGATTGAAATCAATCTGAACAATCCCACCATCTTTCGGAATAAATCCAACACAAAGGCTCACAAGAGAAGCAACGGGGCCAGTTTGGATTTCAACTTTTCCGCCACCAGAGGCCGCGAATTTAATCTGCTTGAGCAGGAAAGTCGTACCAGTGACAGTATAATCATGGTTTGAAGTCGCATCCGAAGCCACGGCAGAAGCCGTATTATAAGAATGAACTTCATTTGAAACAACCGCATCCACTTCTTTTACAAAGATAGGATTGGTTGCGCTATTTGCTGTAGAATTCCCTGACACCTTTACGGCATCTTGGGTGAGGTTAAGATCGCGTATATCGAGATCAGTCGCAGCAACAGTAACCGTACCAGCAACACTGGATACAGCCACAGTACCATCAACAGTAATCGAGTTTCCGCCATCGTGAATTTGAACATACAAACGACCATTCGCATCTTGTAGAAGAGTGGCATAGTCACCATCTGCGCTGGTATTTGTACCAATGGTATCTTTGCGAACAACGAGAGCCGCTGTTCCAATGTCGCCACTGACATGAGCCGTATCTTCGGCATATTGAGTATTGGAAGCCCCGCCCGTCACATTGACGTTAAGGCTACCATCGGCATTAACTTCCAAGAAATCTGTGCCGTCTCCGATTTTAATTGAATCTTGCGTGTGTGAAAGATCACGAATGTCGAGGTCAGTCGCCGTTACGACGATGCTTGCATTGGTGAGATTTACATTGAGCGAACTACCAGTCAAACTAACATTGGTCGTCCCGTCGGTTAGACGCGTGAACAACGGATTGGTTGAAGCGTTCGCATCCCGTGTAGCGGATACTAATGTTGGAAAATGTCCATCTGCCATATTGTTTCTCCTTATTCAACTATATCGGCGTCTACCGAATTTTTTAGTTGTGTTTCTTGAAATTCAAGTTGCTGCAATTCCTGTGAAGCGGCCATAATCTGCCGTTCAATTTCAGGAACTTTTCCCTGAATCAAATCTTCAATCGCTTGTTTGAAATGAACAAGTTTTGACTTTGCTTCTTGTTTACGCGCCGCGATCCATTTTAATTTCATATCCTTGGTTTCATGTGTCTGAATCTGGATTGGATAAGAACCGCCAATATCGCTCATTTTAAGCTCCGTAAATTGTTGATTCAAAATCTGCTAATACGCCCGGTGCGTAATGTGTCACTTTTATATCGAGAACATCCCCGCTAACCAAGCCGAGAGGAGAAGTAAAAATAAAGTCAAGACTTCTATCTGGGCCGGAGCGTTTAGTTTCAATAAGCACCGTATTGCGAAAAATCTGAAATTTTGCATAGTCCGTTCCACTTACTCCAATTCGTGTCAGTTTAACACCGGATGCGGCGGTATAAGTTAAAATTGTTGAAAGGGTACTTGCTGTAACTCCACTGATGCTACTGCCAGCCAAAGCTGAAACTGGTGCAGGAAGTGAATCGTCAGCAGCAATGCGAACGTAGAGATTACGATTAGCGTCAGTTTCGAGACGACGGACAAATTGGGTTCCACGTTCTGCTCCAAGTAGCGAGTTTTGATTCTTTGTCGGTGATGCTGTCGGCTCGTCCCCGCCCACGTTCTCTGGATAATTGGGCCAGTTGAGTGCCATTTTTTATTCCTCTGGATTATCGTTTGGGTCAGTCGCGTCTTCTTCGGCATCTTGTTTTTCCAACAGGCGTTCACGAATATCTTTGGCACCTTCTGGTTTGAAATTACCTTCGGGAGTTGCTTTCTTATGTTTACGAAAAACAACCATACCATTGATGCGGCCAATCACTTCAACTGTTATACCAAGTTTTCCAAAATCGCCAATCTCAAGAGCCGCGTCCAATTCAGATTCTGGAATACAAAACTCTGACAAAATTTCATGGTTATCCATTTTTGTTCTCCAATAGGCCCTGCAAAATCGCTATAGACTTTTGGAGGCTCTTAAATTGTTTGAGGTCTTTCGGCATCGGAGCCGTTGTCAGCCAGCTAATAGCATGGTTGATATGGGCTTCAAGGCTTGTTGCTTTTACAATTGGAGCAACTGGCCCAGCGACAGCACCATGCGCCGATTCAGTCACGGTGATATTCGCGCTAGACCCTTTTCCGTGAAAAAATCCTTCGCCGGGGTCTTCAACTTTCTGGTCGCGTCCTAATTTTGGAGTTGCGTCAGCCACACATCGCACACACGTTGGTTCTGTGGCATCTTCTAGGCCAACAAACATCTTGTCGATTTTATGTTTCTGACAGAAACCCGCCGCGCTTCCAATCATGGTATTCTCCTTACGCCCAGTAGTTTGATTTGTCTTGGCGCAACTTCTCACGCCATCTATGAATATCCACCAAATCGTCTACCTCGACGTAATTTTCTACGCCAGTTTTTGCCAAACCACGCGCCCTAGCTTCTTCCATCGCTTTGGAAAGAGGGTCTTTCTCTATCTTCAAACCACGTCCGCGATTTCCTTCAAATGCTGTCATAAATTCGTATTCAGTTTTCTGACGGTTGATTATTCCTTTTGAAAGTAGAATTTTCAAAACACGTCGCCATCCTTGGCGAAGAATAAAACCATCCCACCGTCGTTCAGTCAGTTCATAAACCATCCCACCATCCCGACTAATACCGCAAATATGATTCTGTTCCATTCCGTCTTTGGTCACGATGTACAAACCCCAAGGACGATTGGGAGCAGCGTCGTCTCCGTATATACGAAGATTTTTATTGAGCTTACGCAACTTATTGTAAAAGGTACAATATAGCATAATTTTATTTACGCCCCTTCCGGGAAACCCCAAAAGGGGCGCAATAAAACTACGACAGATTACTCAGCAGCCGAACCCGCGTAAATCTGCACAGCCCGGAGGCTCTGTAGAACTTTCGCGGCGAGAACGAACTTCCAACCAACCGTAGAAAACATATTCAACGGATTGGATGTATCCTGCGGCCCTGATTCTTTGCGAATCATTTCCATACCCTGACCAGAAAGCTCGGTCACGGCATAAGCATCACGTCCGAAGACGTAAGCATGGAAGGTTTCGTCAGTCGCGCCAGTACCAGAACCCGCGTTCGTGGAAACCACGAAACGAGTACCATACAACGCGCCAACTTCACCGCGCATGATTTCATCGTTCTTGATATATTTCGATGTTTCAAGCCAAGAACCCGCAGCCGTATCAGACTGTAGATCGAAATGCCCCGCCGGATGGATCAAGGATTTGTACATATTGCCCTGAAAACCGGGAACATTGCTCTTACGGAGAGAATAAACAGCTTTGCGAATTTCGGCAGCGTTCAACACAGAAGCATCAGCCACTGTGATTTCGGACACCGCACCACCAGCGAACTGGTTGGTGAAGTTGCCGGAGAGCGCGGCGCGAACGATGGTGTCATAAGAAAGAGCAGCGTTGTCAGACAATTCATCAGAGATTTCGTCCATGATGGGGTTGATTGACTTCCACTGTAATTCTTTGGACGTTTTCACAAACTGTCCATACGTCAGCGGCTCAACAGTAACTTCGGTTGTACCAACAGTCGTTTCCGACGGATTGGTATTTTCTGTCAGCGGACTGGAAATAGCCGTCAGCTTATTCAGACGACGGAACTTAACCAGCGTACCAGACTGTTTCGGAAGAGGGCGTTTTGTGCCAAGGTCTTCAAAATACAGCTGGGGAATCAGACGTTCCAGCCAACGCTTGTCATAATAAACGCCAGTATCGGTAAATGTATTACCGACGGCGGTAGAAATACCTATTGTATTAGCCATTTGAGGCTCCTAGAAGTAAAAGTCCAATCGCTAGGTTAGTCGCTAACCATTCCGAGTTTCGCAAAGTGTTGTTTCAACTGTGCGGCACTCATCTGGCGCGTGTCCAAGCCAGCTGTATTGGTTTTACCACCCGCCGCGACAGCTGATCCAGCTTCTTTCGCGGATTGAGCATCAGCCGCTTTTCGGCCAAGCTCATGTGCTTGTTTAACAGATTCCTCTGCTTTTAGGTCGCGTGCAAGTTTATACAAGGTATCATAAATAACGCCAACGTCCTGATTCCAGTCAACGGGGCAATTTTCCGAAGACGCAATTTCGTTCATTACTGACTTCAATTTGGCGAAGTCAGGATATTCCGCGACATTCAATTCGCGGCGCATAATCTCGAAATTGGTCTGCAAGCCAGTGATCTGATGATCGCGTGCTTCCAATGCCTTTTCGTGTTCTGTTTTCAGTTCTTTTGTCCACTGATCTCTAAGTGGGTCGAACGCTTTTATGCCTTGTGTCTGCAAGGACTTCATAAACTCTTCGGGGCTTACTTCCTGTTTCGTCGCTTCTGCGAAGGCTTTATGGAGAGTGTCGATCTGCTGTTTTAACTGCGCCTCATATTGAGTGCGGCGAGTAAACTCAGAACGAAGATTTCCATAATTCTTGTTTACGCTTTGAAGTTCCTTAACAAGTGAATCATAGCTTGTCCGAGGATCGAATGTTGGCTCAACTGGTTTCGGAGGATTCTGGGTGGTATCGTTGACTCCGCCTGTTGCTCCAACTGCATCTGGTGAACTAGTAGTCGATTCCGCATTGTCGGCTGCTGGTGCTTCTGCTGCCGGGGCAGACTGATTGTTACTGTTTTCCATTTTGTTACTTCCTTGGAACTTGTCGCGTCTCTTGTACGCGGGTTCCTAAAAGGATTATTCAGTGGGATTTGGCACTTCGTTGTTGATGATTTGTGCCGATCTATCACCGATGAGAATAAATTGTTTAAGAATATCTACGGCCTTCTGAACGCCTTGGGCGCGTATGCGTTCTGTCTTCGCATCTTCATCTGAACCACGAAGCCATATATTTTTTTTGTCTTCCAAGATTAAATCAAGTTCAGCTTTATAGAGTTTGAAACCGGGGTGCTGACAAAAAGATCGAATGATATGACCGTTATTAACATCATTTGCCAGACGCGCAAGCTGCTGTTCGCTCAAGTCGCTCATCTTATCTCCCCGGAGTCTTCGGAGCCGAAGGCCCGTTCTGTTTGTTTTGTTCCAAGATCGCGTTCTGTTCGGGATTCACGCGCTCACCAGTCGCAGCGGTATTCGCCATTGCGCCCAAAGGATTGGCTACTGCTGTTATGTTTATTTCATTTGGATCGAAACCAGAAAGTTTTACGATTTTGTCGAGGATGCTTTCGATAGACTCTGGTGCAAGATATGGCGCGAAGGTACCAAAGATTGTCGTGAGTTGCTGAATCTTACCTTCGGTTCCGATCATGTCACTGATCCCAACCATCTTGTACTTGAAGTCTACCCGTAAATCTTCCACAGATTGAATCGCCGGGCCAATGGGTTGACCCGTTATTGGGTCTTGAAGCGGCTGAAAAAGAAAACCATAGGTGTCATTCAACTGTTGGTCGGTATCAATAAACTGTAGATTCAAACCTTGTACGAGTTTGAGGACGCGTTTAATTCCAAGTTCTTCAACGAGCTTGGTACCAACTGCAAATTTTTCAAGAGCTTGACCGATGATAAGTTGCGCTCCTTTGGCTGTGCGGCCAAGACGCCCAGACTCCGGCGAACCTTGGATAGACCGAGGGGCTGTTGCATTTTCAATATCAGATTGTACAATCGTAGCCTCATTGTAAGCAGAAGAAGTAACATCACCTGTCTCGATTGGTTCAACGCCATCCATCTGGTCAGTTAATATGATACCATTGGGAGTTGATATGAGCGTATCAAGATCAATATCTGCGAGAGAATTGACCTTCCACATTCTATTCAGGATCAAATTTATATTATCAATGCGTTGTCTGCGGAGTGTCCAAAGCTCATGGACATTGCTTATGATGGGTTCAACTAAACCCATACCGAACCACTCTAAAGGAATGGGGAAGAAAACACAGCGCACGACGGGGCATTGCTGATGATGGAACGGATTTGAACGGGCGACAAGAATAACCTGTCGGTTCGCAATGATGATCTGACATTTCTCTTTAATGCCGTCGCCGTCGAGGTCGTACTTTCCCCAAAAGGTCAAAACTTCAACGAGGTCTTTCCCGGAAGGAGTCGATAGGCCGCGAATAGAATAACGCGCCTGACGCGATTCTCCGAACTTGGTGTCGCCTTCTACCAACTTTGGATTTTCGGTATTTCCAAATATAGGAAATTGTCCCTTCCCCATATTCTTCACATCTTGAATACTCATCCACGACCGTACAAAAACACCCCGCGCATCGTTCTCGTTGCGGGATTCAGGATCAGGAAATACATCAAGAATATCAAGTACATCAATCTCTGGACGACGTTCGACAACTTTGTATTCCCGCTTCTCTTCCCACCGAATATTGTTGGGATCAATAACGAGTCCATTGATTGTGAGAGGTTCACGAATGGGTGTGCGTGATGTGACCCATTCTCTTTTCACCTTCCAATAAACATGGAAGTAAGATGTGCCATAAAGTAAAAGCTGTTTAACAAAGTCCACGAATTTAATCATAAACTCTGCTTGATTTAATTGGAACGTGAGAAGAGTACGCATCCCGTCTGCGAAGTCTTGGTCGGCGGGATTGACCGGGATAATATCAAAGAACTCTTCACCTGATCCGAAAATTGTATTGACGACTTTTGGAACTGCCGCTTCTATGATCTGGAAGACGATTGGAACAGTAATGGAAGAACGCGTGCTTGTTTTGCGCTTATCTTGACTTGAAAAATAAAGCCGATAAATTTCTTCCCAAAGAGTTTCATAGGGTCTGCGCCAAGATTCCCAAGGCTCAAACATACTAATCAAATCGTCGATACACTTTTGTTCGGCATCAATGCCGAGAGCGTCGCTGATCTGAATCGGGCCAGTAGGCGCGGGTTGTGTTTCGCCCTCCTGCGGTTCTGGTGCAACTTGCTGGTCTTTGTTTTCTTCGTAGGCCATAAATTTAATATCCCGTTATCGAGTCAGTTATTTCTACGCGACTACTCATTCGTTTACGTTTCTTGCCTTTGGCCGCGCCAACATGGTGCAAATAAAGGCCAGTCATCGGACGGCTGAAAGCATATCGCAGCGCGTCCATACAGTGATTGTTTTTGTCCACTGTCTTGTCATTATTAAAACCATTTGCATCAGGGGCCGCGTAATGGTAAGACTGAATCTCATCCAAAGTATGCGAAGTCTTACCCCGAAAAAATTTGAGTCGCCCTTCTTGCAACAAACCGCGAATTCTAGCAATGCCAGTATCTTTGGTCTTATCTGCTGGTTTAACATTGCGGTTTCCATAAAACTGATTCAGTTCCAAAATCAACTGCGCGGCTTGAGTATCAGCCAAAACGTAAGAAAGATTCTCGTTATTCAGATGAATCGAGATTGTCTTTAATAGCGTTTCACTCGCGTAGAACTCTTTGAAGACATAAAAAATTTTAGTTTCGGGATCGAGTGCAATAGACAGAATCGCATTAGGGTTAGACTTACCAAAGTCAAGACCCCCAAAACGCAGCCACTTATCAGGAATATCAAATGGATCAACCAAACAAGAATCTTCATCGAACTCTGGATAGACCAAACCTTCCAAGCGTGTGAACAAACCACGGTATCTTCGATCAAAAATTGCCTTCGGCAATTCCTTCTGCATCCTCTCAAATTCATCTTTCGGAAACACGGGGTTGCCAATCGACGACCAAGTGACGACTTCAATCGTATTGCCGCGTGCTGGAAAATGGCGCACTTCGCAATGCCCGGTATCATCAAAATTATATATTGCCCCGGCCTTGTTGAGAATGTCGCGCTGAAACCAATTCACGGCATACGGCGTCGAGGTTAGGATCGCCCGTCCTAGGTTTACAGAAAGACGGCCTTGAACATTGATCCAACCTTCGCCTTTAATTTTACCCGCTTCATCAATCCATGCCGCGAGACAATCCATACCCTCGACAGAATCGGGATCATCCAATGACCGCACAAATATGCGGCAGGGTTCATCTGATCCGGGGCGATTCCACGCCAACTCGAAGCACTTCTTTTGTTCCTTCCATTCTCCCCAATCTTTCGGAAAGAATTCCTTAAATTTGGGCAGGGTGGACTGATCTAATGTTGGATTTGTAGGGGCGCATATTAAATAGTCGCCATACCTGCCATTTTTATAGTCAGTTTGAATCTGCTCCAAAAGCCAAAGTGCGCCAATATAAGTCTTGCCGCCGCGAATCCCCGCGATTGCTCCAATGAAGCGTGCGGAGGATTCAAAAATTCTGTCTTGTGCTGGATGTAAGGTTACTTCCATAAAAGTGAAAGCCCCCTAAAGGAATCGAACCCATATCGACGGTTTACAAAACCGCTGCTCTGCCGTTGAGCTAAAAGGGCGATTCGCGCTTCTAAATGGTTGCGCCTGTTGGAATCGAACCAACTACCTTCGGCTTATGAGGCCGACGAGCTACCAATGCTCCAAGGTGCGTAAATTATTTGCCCTGCACGATTCTCGAACAGGAAACGCAATCATTAAAGAAGGCGCATTTTTGAACGTGTTCCGGGTGCCGAGGAAAGTTAAATCGAACGCTTTGGGCCGCGCCGCGTGGGACGCCATGTGGTGAAGTGGATCGCGTTGCGGACACGCGCCGCCTTTTTCGCCATTTCTTCGGACTTGGATTGGCCGATTTTTTTGCCGGACGCCTTTTCATAAATTCCCTTACCCCGCGCTTCAACTGGCATTTAAGACTCCTAAGATTTTATTTGGCCGATTGGCCCCTAAATTTCAAATTTTTTTTCCACAGGGGATTGACCGTTTACCTCCCTTCTGTGTGGGGGATGTAACAGCCCATATTACAATCCATCGACCCCGTCTGTCCCCTACCCCTCCCCCTCTTTTATCTCAAGCTCACTTAAGGTTTAGATTGTTGGGGGTCTATCAATTCAGCATCAATGACAACATCTTTTTGTGGGGCGTGTGATGCGAGGTTATTACCATCAGCATCACCAAAGCCATTATCTTTACTTGAACGGTTAATAATCAACACGCTTATTTGTGGCTTGTTAGCTTGAACATCAGGAGTTATCGAAGCAACAAACTTCCTAACTCTTAACCACTCGGAAAGGGTTAATTCTTTCTTTGATTCTGCCAATGGTAGATCAAGAACCCGCGCTAAATCAGCTTGTAACCTAGCGCGACTTGTAACGTCTAAGTTAGCTAAATCCTCAATTCGCGATTTTAGTTGTTTGAATAGCTGATATGGCGCACTTAAATCCTTGCCTCTATAACCAGCTAATTGGTATGATTTCTTAATACTACCATTTTGAAGAAAGTTATTGATAAACAACCAATTTTGTTCTGTCAAACTGGTAAGATCATTTGATTGTTTGTCATCGTTTTGTAATGAGTTTGTCATATGACGTTTGAAAATCCCTTTTCTGTCAATTACCCGCTATATCCTTATAATGCATTCTTAAGGATTGAACATTGGCGCGGTTTTGGTTGCGCCTCATTATGTCATGTAGGGGATAAAGACACGCGCTTTATCTTAAAAAAACCAGCTTGTGAACTTGGGTTAAACACAAGGCGTTAGGCTGACGAAGGGTTTTTATACCCCTGTACTATATAGGCTGGTTTTTGGCATAATGACGACAAGCCGCGATTGTAAACGACTTGTAAATTCTTCAAAAGTATTGGTATTCAATCAGTTTGAAGGAAAAATAAATCTTGAAATTTTCATAAACTGGCGCAAAACTTAGGTATGAGAAAACTTAATCGGAACCTTACAGAACTTGAAGAAAGGACAATAAGCGAGTGGCGCAAATGGTATCCTGCAAGTGTTCGCGCCTTCAAGATGAATCCCGCCTTATTGGTGACATGGACGGTAGAAGGTGAGCGCGAAGTATATGAAAAGAGCGAGGTTAACTACAATGGAAACTAAACGGCATGGATGGGAAATTGTGAGACTTCCAGACGGTTCTTTTAGATGGTTTTTGAAATAAGAGGATAAGGGGTAAATTATGAAACGGTACGATATTCATACAGAAAACAAAGACGCGAAATGGATTGAAAATCTGCTATCATTAGGTTTTGACGGGTTTACGATTGTGAAGGGCGCGGGGTTTTGGAAGGGCGAAAAGGAAAAAAGTCTTGATATTATCATTTACACGGACAATACTTTCCTTGTAAGGGCAATGGCTGAAAGGATTAAGGCGCACAATAAACAAGACGCGGTTTTAGTGACTGAAACAGATTGTAAGATTGATTTAATATAGGAGGTTAAGAATATGAAAACATATTTATATACTTTCAAATACCAGCAAAATAAAATAAACCGTGAACACGCGATAAAGCTATATCGCGCCCTAAAAGAAACCCGCTACGCGTTCGCGCTGGCGATAAGCGCGGGTAAAAAGGCGGGAAGTATAAATAACGTGCGATATTTGCGGGATGATATTAAAGGACTTAAGGTCGCATATTTACAGGAGATTGTGCGTAAACCAATTAGTGTTATATCGCGGCGATTTAATGGACGGCTAATAGAAGAATGCCTAGAAAATCATTCAGACCGACACGATGCGCTTAGAAGCATACGCGATTTAATCCATAGGGAAAGACACCGCACGCGGGATATTTCAGGGGATTACTTAGCAAACAAGATCATAAGCGGCGTGTACTTAAACTTTCAGAAGAAAAGACTAAGTACACCTAAACAACCAAATGACGCGGGAAAATATGTAGGTATCGAAATAGAGTGTATCACGCCTAAAGACGCGGACTTTTCCGCGCTTTATCCCTTCTCAAAATGGGTTGATGTAGGTCGCGATGGTTCTATAAACCATGAAGGAAACGAAACAGGTACGGAATTGCGCGTATGTTTGAAGCGCGAGGAAATCCGCGAGGTTCTCCCACCCTTGTTGGCGGCCTTGCAAGGTATTGGCGCACGCGTAAATAGGTCTTGTGGGTTACACGTTCACCTAGACCAGCGGGAAAACAATGAACCCGCGTTGGCGTTTCAGAAATTAGTTAGGAGTTTGAACCTTCTATATACCGTCGTACCGAAAAGTCGCCGGAAAAATACGTTTTGTCGCCGGAATAGACACGCGGATTTTCAAGCGGCGCGAAATGGTAGCCGTTATTACGCGATAAATGCGAGTGCATGGGATAGGTACAAAACGCTGGAAATTAGGCTTTTTGGTGGTACTTTAGACGCGGATAAAATCATAAATTGGATTGAAACCCTACACGCAATAAGCGAGGGCGCGATTGTCTTAAGGTGTCCGCGTTCCTTCGTATCGGCGCGGAAGTATTGGAACTTATCAGATTCAAACGTGGCATGGTTAGAAGCGCGTCAAACAAAGTTTGCAAGTCTTAACGCGCTTGCGCCGGATGCTGAAAGCGACACGGAACAAAACCAGATACTAATTGACGAAGTACCAGAAGAAAACGAAGAGGCTGAATTAGAGGAGGTAGCTTAATATGTGCAAATTATTCGCCATTGTAGAAATTGAAAATCAAAAGAACGCGGAACTATTCGCTAAAAAGGCAATTCCGATTGTGACTAAATCAGACAATCACGGTCTAGGGATTATGAGACTAGGAGAACGCGGCGTTTCAATTCAACGCTGGTTAGAACCGCCCAAAGTCTTAAGAGCTAAGAAGAGCGCGGCCTTGTTTAAGTACGAGAAGGCATTAAGACACCAACAAAATGCAGAGGGTGTATCATCTGAAAAGTTATACGCCATTGCCATACATGGAAGGTTTGCAACGTGCGAAAAGAGTCTGGCTAATACGCATCCTTTCTATAAGGGCGGCGCGGCCTTAATGCACAATGGGATCATAACAAACGCGGATAAGTTTACGCGGACGTTAAGCACTTGTGACAGCGAGGCATTGTTATCTCAATACTTAGAACACGACGTAAAAAAAGACGCTAGGAATCTCACAAAATCGTTAGATGGTGTGGGCGGGTATTACGCGGCGATTGTCTTTAACGACAATGGAATCATAGATATCTGGCGGGACGAAACCGCCACGCTGTTTCTGGCGCACGTTCGCGGCGTAGGTGTAGTGATAGCGACAACGGCGGAAATCATAGTACAAACGGCGAAACGGTGTAAGGCGTATATAACGGGGATTGATGAAGTCTTGCCCGGTGTGACAATAAGATGGACACGGGGAGTTTACCCGCGCATTAGTACATTTGAGGGTAGGAAACCCGCCTACATATCGACGGTAGGACAACCGGACTTAGTGCAGGAATACAAAGAGGACTACAAGGCCGCGCTAAGTAGCGACACACCCTCCGAGCATTGGTGGAATGAAGAATTAAAAGACGCAGAAGCGCAACGCGTAGCAAAATGGCAAGCAGAAGAGGATGCAGACCAGCAAAGATTACGAAATCTATGTGGAACTGATAAGGGGGAATAATATGGACTTCACAAAATACAGACGGTTAAAAAAGTTAGTGGCGAATTCCAGAGATACGGAAGGGTACTTTCATAAAATCGCGGCCTCGCCGTTCTGGTATGGTGTCCCATTGTGGTCAAAGCAGGATTATGAATGGTTCTATAATAAAATAAAAGGGGGATACAATTATGCTACTCTCTTCAATCCCGTTAAGGCCGCTTAAGACAATCACGCATCAACACCTAGCCTATTTGGTAGGACTTGAAACGGCATATATAGAAATGGGTTATGTTACGAACTTAAAAGGTCGCGCATTGTTGCTAGAAATATATCCCGAAGGTTCTATAGTACCTAAAACGCGTGAAGAGGAAGTAATAGAAAAATGGATTGATTAAGGAGGTTGCGCCATGTTAAGAAACTTCATAGAGGAATTTAAGCTAAGGATACACAAAGTAGACAATCCAGAACCGCCTAAACCGCGATATGAGGAACCGTCCGCAGATTTACCAATTAAACGGTTCAACATTCATAAGCGCAGTTTACCTATAGGAATTGACAATATTGTAGTTGTTGGAGTAACAAAAAACGAGGCTGAATGGTGGGTTGAAAAAATTCTAAAAACAAAATGCTATCAAAACGATCCTGATAGCACTAAGACTATAGTTTATTTTGATATTATACCAGTTGGCGCGAAACCTAAAGAGAAGTCAATTTTCTTTAATGCGCGGCCTATAAGTCTATAATGAAAGTCTATATAAAAACACTATGGGGCGACGATACCCGCCATTTATGGGCTAACGAAACGCAACGGGATAGTTTGCGGACGTACTTAAACCATGAGGGCTTTTACGTCGTGACAGGCGCGGGAGATTCTTTAGAAGTTTATGCGATTAACTATATGGAACCTATTGATATTGTTATCAGTAAAAATATATTGGCAAAACTTCAAAACCTATGGTATGCTTATATAAAGGGGGCAAAATGAAAAACCGAAAAGGATTGAACGCAACGCTAGAACTTTTCAAGAAACGCGAGGTTAGATACTTACAACCATATTACTATCAAGGCGGTAAATGGTACAAAACAGGGGGCGATTATGGAAGTTTTCGGATATTGTCGGACTTGTGGGAAAGACTTCGACGCGCATTGGCATAATTATCCCGAACTTAGCGCAAGTGACGCAGTTTTGAAACCGTATTGTCCGCTATGTAAAGGGCATGACGTTCATATCACGACGGATGAAAGCAACGACAATGTATCAAACCGAAATACTTATGAGGAGGATTAACAATGATTAAAATAACTGTAGATCAATTAAAAGACCTAAACGCCTGTCAAGCGGGGATTGACTGGTTTATTAGCTGTAAAAAAATATCGTTAAAAGCCGTTGTTGCGTCTTTGTTGTTAGATAACCATGCGGACTATGCTAGATGGTTACTTTCTCGACTTCTAACACACCCACAAAACATTAAATGGGCCATATATTCTGCTGAATTATCATTAAATTATTTTGAGAAAGAATATCCGACTGATAATCGTCCACGAAAAGCTATTCAGGCCGCTAAAGACTTTCTGGCTGGTAAAATAGACCAGTTAGCGGCGGAGTTAGCGGCGGAGTCAGCGGCGAGGTCGGCGGAGTCAGCGGCGAGGTCGGCGGCGGAGTCAGCGGCGAGGTCGGCGGAGTCAGCGGCGAGGTCGGCGGCGAGGTCGGCGGAGTCAGCGGCGAGGTCGGCGGAGTCAGCGGCGAGGTCGGCGTGGTCGGCGGCGGAGTCAGCGGCGAGGTCGGCGGAGTCAGCGGCGGAGTCAGCGGCGAGGTCGGCGAGGGCAAAAATAGATAAAAAAATTATGAATTATGCGTTGGAATTACTGGGAGAATAAAATGATTAAAACAATATTAGAAGAAGCCGTCAATGGTTGGGTTTTAACTATAAGTTATGGTGTTGATAAAAAGGTGTCTATATATGAGGCATTCCTAGAAGCACAGTTGCATAGGGAGGGAGAGGAAATCAGGCATCGCCATAAAAGTCTAAAGGAGGTCAAAGACCATGCTACTTCATTGTAATTTGTGCGTAAAAGAGTTGCGGGATGAGGCGTCTAAAAAAACGGATATTTTATGGCTTAGAACTATTCGCGGCATTGAATACTTGGTATGTAAATTTCACAGGAGGGATTATCATGGGGGAATCAAACCAGATAGCGGCAAAAATCTACAGTAAATACTATAAAGAGTTGGTCGAACTTATGAATAAGCACTATCAAATAGCTTCTCATAACGTATATAATCCAGACTTACAAGAGCTTGCGGTGCGTATCAGAAAATCGGCGTTACTTTGCGACGTGTGGAAACGGGTCGCGGCCTACAATACAACGTCGAAGTATTATCAGGGGGATAGATGAAGCTAGATGCGCTTATAAAACAGCTAGACCAAATTAAAATGCAAAACGAAAATGGCGAATTGTCTTTTCCTGAAAGGTTTACAGAAAAACTAATCATACAATTATTGTTAAATTATATTGATAATAAAACAATAGAGGAGAAAATAAATGAAATTCCTTTTTAGTATTATATGTGTTGTTTTTCATAGACGTTTTCACGATTGGGAAGGACGTTTTGCATCCCATGAAGGTTGTTTTGACCATATTAAATGCTTGAAATGTGGCCGCGAATGGGAGGAACCTTGTTAATAAATCTGAAAGATGTTAAGGCTTGCAAAAATAAAGCCTATGGTAATTTCTTGTTGCGCGGACATAACTACGCGGTGATAACCATATCGCAGAAGCTAAACGATACGGTCGCGGAATACGCGGCAACGGTCTTACATGAATTACTACATTTGTGGGTAACGGTTTTGCGTCTAAAAGGATTTAGAGTTACAAATGTCAAGGAACATAAGTTTATTTACGCTGTTGAAAACACAATTATAAAAATGGCAAAAAAACATCTAAAGAAGGTGTCAAAATGAGTACCATAGCTAATATCAGAATAGAAACTTGGGGAGACAAGTTTGTTGTAACAGGAGAATTTGAAAGATTTTCGGAAATACCAATAGAAAAATTTGACTCATACGGAGAAGCGTTAAAAGCGTTAGCGCAAGTCGTCAAAAGAGAGGAAATGAGATATGAATCTCGCGTTCGTCGCAATTTTCTTGGGTGAATCCCATGTATAACAAACAAGCTCAATATAAATATCATCAATCAATAAAAGGTAAAGCAAACCGGGCAAAGACCGAACGAAGTCCTAGAGGACGATATAGAGCGGCCACATACAAAGCTAAAACTCACAGACAAGAGTGGTCAATTAGTAGGGAGGAATATGAAAAACTCATTCAACAAGGTTGTTATTACTGTGAGAAATCTTTGCATCCTACTGGTATTGGTTTGGATCGGCTCAATAATGATATGGGATATAGCCCGACCAATGTTGTACCGTGTTGTACGGGTTGTAATATGCTTCGCGGGGATAGACTTACTCCCGAAGAAACCAAAGTTGCCGTTAGAGCTATCCTTCGATATCACACCGTTGGGGATTCTTACAACAACGTCATATAGAAGTGTAAAAAATCAAACTGATTCTACTCCTTTTTACACGGCAACTGGAGTCCATGTAGAACCGGGAGGCGTGGCGGTTAGTCGGGATTTGTTATGCGGCGCGTGTCGAAAGCTACATGGGCGGTGTAGGCATCCCGAATACGATAGAAAACTACATTACGGTGACTGGTTATATATAGATGGGTATGGGTTTAGATATATAAATGATATAATGGGGGAATACTCTACTACTAAACATAATGGTAAAAGGTATAAGCGTAAGATCATCAACCAAATAGATATATGGGTTGGTTCTTATAAAGAAGAAAGAGCAGTTAAAATCAAGAAATTAAAAATATACAAACTAAAAGAGGTTAAATAATTATGGGTGCTAAATCACGAATTGTTAAATATCAAAAATTGAGAGATACCAATACTAAGAAATGTTACAATGGAGAAAGTAGCCCTTATTGGGAATTTGTTGGTAATAATAACAGGTCGAATCCGAAAAGAGAAACGGGACAAGAACAATCTGAATACCCAACAGCTAATCCAGATGTATTATCCGAGTTTGGTGAAGATCAAGAAAACCTCACAAGAAAAGTCATTAAAAGAGATTGGCGCGAAATTAAGTTTTCAAAGAGAGAACAGCAAGTCTTGGTGTGCCTTTCAGAAGGATTAAACCAAGTAGAAACAGCGCGTAAATTGAGGGTGAAACGCACTACCATCCAAAAAATGATTGAAAGAATTAAATCAAAAGGGGCAAAATGGTATGTCGTCAAAATGGCGAATAGCGGCCTATATAGTACAGAGGAGGAAACAGAATGATACCGTTAATCGCCAGCTTACTTCCAATACTTGGGAATGTTCTCGATAAGATCATCCCTAATACAGCCGCACGCGAGGCCGCTAAAGCAGAAATAGCGTTAAAACTCGCTGAACAAGAGACAGAATTATTGAAGTTGTTTACACAGGTTGATACAGGCCAATTAGAAATCAATAAAGAAGAAGCTAAATCGAACAGCTTATTTGTGAGTGGGTGGCGTCCGGCGGTTGGTTGGATATGCGCTTTTGGTTGCGCGTGGGCGTTTGTTCTTAAGCCAGTATTGGACTGGGGAATTGCGGTAACGGGTCGGGCGGTTACATTACCAGTCTTTCAAACTGGTGAGCTTATGAGCTTGTTACTTGGCTTACTTGGTATGGGTACGTTGCGGACGTATGAAAAATTCAAAGGGGTGGCACGATAATGAAAAAATCAGAATACGTCGCAGCTTTACGAGAGTTGGCGGATTATGTGGACGCCCGCGAATGGCCAGAAAAGATTCAAGGATGGTTAGGGCCGCAAGATACTTTTGATGCACCTAACCTAGTTTTTTCCACTAAGAATAAAACAGAATTCGGATTGCTATGCGCGTCACTGGGTAAGTTTGAGAAGACTCGCAATGAGTACACAACTGGCGCGACGGCAACACTGGAATCAGGCGTGAAGATTTTAGTCACGGCGAACCGTGACGTGGTGTGTCGCAAAATTGTGGTCGGAAAGAAAACCGTTCCAGCGACCGAAGAGCGGATTGAAGCGCAGCCGGAACGCGAAATTGATGTTGTGGAGTGGGAGTGTCCCGAATCTTTCATTAACCTTGGCAAAGAGGAGGCCACCAATGTCTGATGGAAAAAATTATCGCTGTGAGGAAAGCTATGACAGCGGCTACCAAGATGGCCGGGATGAAGGATACGACGATGGTTACCGAGAAGGACACGACGCCGGGCAGGATGAAGCGGCGCGGGAAATCGGCATCCTCCAAGACGAAATCAAGACGCTGAAAGAAAAGCTGGCGGAGGCTCTCAATGCTAACTAAATTGGTAGGCGTTTTGATGGTTGCCATTGGCGCGGTTGCGCTTTTGGTCGGGTTGTCCGCGCTGTTCGCGTTGCCGGTGCAATTGCTCTGGAACGGCGTCGCGGTGAATGTAGTGGACGGGTTGCACAAGGTCAGCTTTTTACACGCGTGGGGCCTCACGCTTTTGTCGAGCTTTTTATTCAAGTCGTCCAAATAGGAGAAACTAAAATGGCAAAAAGAACATTGAGTACGGAGTTGAAGAGTAACCCAACCGTGCGCTTGGCCGACAAGCTAGGTTCACGCTTTGTTGGAAAGTACATCGGATCAAAAGACATCACCATCAATGGCAAGCCGAGCAAGTTGCACGAGTTCAACGCGATTGACGGTGACGCCCTCATCACAGTGAAAGAAGGGAACACTTACAAAGAAGCGGACATCAAAGAAGGTGACGTTGTTTCCTTGTTTGGTGGTAAGGCGATTGATACCGCGATTCAACAGGTTGTTGCCGGAGAAACCCTTGAATTCGTTTTCAACGGGGAACGCAAATTGAAAGGCGGTCGGCGGTTTAATGATATTGCCGTTGCTGTTTTGGAGGACTAAAATGATCTCAAAATCTAATGGAACATCGGTTGTTGCTGAAACGGCTCCCGCGCCAGTTAGTCGCAAATTGGATACAGGAACTTCGGCAGTTGTGGATAACAGGAAAGAATCCGTACCGCCGTCATATGATGAACAAAAAAATTGGCGTATTCTTCGGCAAGGCATTTATCAAGCTGTGGTTCAGAGTCCGGGCCTTGCTGGTTTGGCTTACTCAAACTTGGAAGAATTCTTGAAACTTGTTGAAACTACTGCTGAACGCTTGATTGTAAAGGTGCAAGAATAAAATGGAATCACGAAAAGACGATCATCTACTTATTTTCGACGAAGAGAAACACAAGTATACTCTTGATGGAAATCGCGTTCCGGGGGCTACTACTTTCGGCAAGGGCGGCTACCCAACATCGGAACAGTTGATAAGTTGGATGATAGGTCAAGGTGGAGAATACACATATACAAAACTAATGGAGGAAGCAACACACGAAGGAAACTTTGTGGAATGGCCCGACAATGACAAGAAAAAAGAAATCCTTAAGGCGGCAAAAACAGCTTATCGTACAAAAGCCGAAGAAGCGGCTGGTATCGGAACCATTGTTCACGATTACGCATATCTTGTCGAATCTGGTCGAGCTAGAGAAGCGTTGCAAATGTTGTCTGAACACGAATCAAATCCAAATTGGGACAAAATCAATAATGGTGTAAAAAAATATGACGGCTGGCGCGAACAAAATAAAGGTGAAACCGTCTTGTTGGAAGCGATTGTTGCATCGGTTGTTCACCAGTTTGGTGGTAAGTTTGACCATCTTTCTCTTCGGAATGGTTTACTTATCCTGTCAGATTATAAAACAAGCAATGGTATATATGTGGATCAATTCATCCAGCTTGCCTCATACGCAATCGCAATCGAAGAATGGTTAGATAAGTGGTTGGCCCAATATAAATTACCATTGAAAGTCGGGGGTTTAGAAATTCTTAGGTTCGGAAAAGAAAACGGGGATGATTTTCATCCGATGTTAATAACAAGTCCAGAAGAAATTGAGCAGTTGAAAAACCAAGCAATTAGATGCCGTCAAACATATAAATTCAGACTTGCATGGGAATCAGATAAACGGTTTAAATACAACGGAGGCGCGAGTGGAACTAGCGGAGATTCTAAAACTTCGGAACAGGCAGTTAAGCCTATTTCCCGTAAGCAACGAAACCAAAACCCCGCTAGTTAAATGGGCGCGGCTCCAAACCGAACTTCCAACATATGAAGAAGTCATTGAATGGTTCACCCCTAACAACCGAAGTGTGGGAGTCGCAATGGGCCGAGTTAGTAATTTATTTTTACTCGACTTTGATTTCACGAAACACTCCGAAAGCAAAATATGGTACGAATCAAATAAAAGCCGTTTGCCCCGTACATGGACAGAGCGAACAAAATCTGGTGGATTGCACTTGTATTTTAGATGGAACCCCACGCTTGAACTCAAACAAACGAACACGACAAGTACCATAGCAATCGGCGTAGATACGAAAGGAGAAGGCGGTTATTCAAAAATGGCCCCGTCAGAAGGGTATTCGTGGATTAACGCGCCGCACTTGACGCCTTTAGCCGCTTTACCAGAATGGTTATCCGCGCTTCTCCCGGCTAAAGGAACTTTTGGAAATTCAGTTAATAAGAATCCTAGTACAATTAAAGCAGGAAATTGGTTTACAGATGCCTTAACTGGATTAAAAGAAGGTAATCGTAATGAAACTTTTACCAAAGTGGCAGGAAGTCTTAGAGCGCGTGGATACTCTTCGACAGACATTTTTGAGCTACTTAAAGGAAAAGCGATTGAAGTGGCGTTTCCATTGGGAGAACTTACAATCATTTGCGATAGCATTGGACGCTACGCGACGGGTGAGAGCGAACAAGCGGCGTCGAATGTCGAATCGTTCCTTTCCAACATCGAAATAGTTAGCTGGATTGTACCGGGCATTGTCGCGCAGAAGTCAATAGGATTTGTCGCCGGACTTCCTGAAACTATGAAAACATGGGTGCTAATTGACTTGGCAATAGAATGTGCGCGGGGCGGCGGGATGTGGATGAATAGATTTCCTTGCAAACCCGCAAAGGTTTTGTTTATAGACCAAGAACGATTTAAGGGTGAAACTCAAAGACGATTTCGGGCTGTAATCGCGGCAAAAGACCTACACACAAAAGACCTGAAAGGGAACCTTTTTATACGGTGCGGCACTACCACCCGAATAAATTTGGACACGTCGTATCAAGCGTTTCGTAAAGAGCTTGAGGATATACGACCTGATATTGTTTTGATCGACTCGTTTGTGTCTTTTCATACTGTAGAGGAGAACAATCGCGGAGAAATTCAAACTGTTTTGGAACAAATAAAAAAGCTACGAAATGAGTTTGGATGTACGTTCATTTTCGTAGACCACGAAAACAAAGGGGCGTTTCATGCCAAGGACGAAAACGAGCAACCGTCGGCATTTAGGATGGCGGGATCAATCGCCAAACCAGCCGCCGCCGAGTTTGTTATTACAGTCCGGCGGCACGACCCCGATACAAGTATGTGCTATCACACCAAGTCTACATTATCGTCAACAGTGGCTCCTTTCATGGTTAAAGTCCGTGACATTGGGGACAAAAATAAAATAAAAGTGGAAGCGTTTTAATGAATACTTTGAACAATGTGGTTTGTGCCATAATCATTGGTTTCTGTTATGGGCCTTTGATAAAAATTGTTTCTTCTATAACGGTGAGGATAATAAAATGGTAAGGGCTTATACGGCAGGAGCTATGACAGGTTTGACAGGTAAGGAACTTGTTGAGCGTAGTAAACGAGTTGCGCGAATTCTTCGGGAGCATGGGGTTGAACCTCTTGATCCTGTTACCGCCGAAGGTGTGCGCCCAACCAATAAAATCACGAATTCGACGTATTCCCAAATGGTGCGATTTTGGAAGCGCGATAAGGAAATGATCCGCGAAGCCCATGTTGTTATTGATCTTACGCCAGATCGCAAATCGGAAGGTGTCGCCCATGAACTTGGGTATGCACGTTATTTACTTTGGAAACCAGTTGTTCGCGTGTATCTTAATGGTAGTCGCCCTTCTATTTCGAGTGTGGCTTTTTTCGAGGATGATTTAATCGTGGATTCTCTTGAAGAAGCGGCGGTTAAGATAAATCAGAAATGGGGTACATGGAGAAAACGCTTTTGGTGGAGAGTTGGAATATATAATCAATCATGGGTAAACGCCCTACGTTATAAATTGCAAGAGTGGAAATAATATGTGGAATCCTTGGAAACAATTACGCATAATTGGGGCTTTTGTATTGATCGGTGGTTCTTTGTACCAAAGTTTGATTGTATCTCTTCTTGGTTTTGTTATTCAGTATATTGGGGTGATTGGAGCAGTTGATTTACTCGAACGCCGTCTCGACGCACTTACACCAAAGGAGAAAGACGATGCCAGCAATTAAACAAGACCGCCGCGTTCCTCTTCTTATGGGTGATCTTAAACCCACAGAAAAAGGTGATTTGACTTTCTTAGAATATGTTCCTTTGGTTCGCGCTTGGCGTAAAGAACGTCGTTGGACAACCGCGCATAATGAATTTAGGCGCTTATTTGATGTAACAGATGAACAAGCGGCTAAGTTTCTTGCGTTTCTTGAATTTTATATACGCGAGGTTCATCCTTACGAAAACGAAAAGTTTGAAGAGAACGGAGAAATTTAATGGATTTTACCACGAAGGATAGTGGCGAACGTGTTGAATTTGCAACCGGGATGAAACGGGATGTGCAGAAAGGTAAAGCCCGTTTTGACTTAACTTGGAAACCTCTTTACTGGCGTTGGGCTGAACTTATGGGTAGAGGGGCTGATAAATACGGTGAAAACAACTGGATGAAGGCGCAAACCGAAGAAGAATTGAATCGCTTCAAAGCCAGCGCGGAACGTCACCTACAACAGCTATTACGCGGTGATACGGACGAAGACCATGCCGCCGCTGTTGTTTTTAATATCGCAGGAATTGAATACACGCGGGAAAGGATTGTTGCCAATGGCAAATAAACTCGTAATCGACTTTGAAACATTTTGGGATACCAAAAACGGATATACCTTGCGAAAAATGTCTATGCTCGAATATGTAAGAAATCCACTGTTCAAAGTCTTTGGAATGGGTTATCAATATATTTTGCAAAGTGGAACACCGACGCAAACCGAATGGGTGTCAGGTAAATACCTTCGTGGATTCTTTTCGACCTTTGATTGGGCCAATACAGATATTATCGCGCACAATGCCAAGTTTGATGGGTTTATTCTTCGACAGCATTTTGGTGTACAGCCACGCCGTTGGATTGATACCAAAGGGATGAGCCGCGCCGTATTGGGAAAGGGTGTAAAAAACCATTCTTTAGCTACCCTTGCTGAATATTTTGGCTTGGAGTCTAAAGGCACAATGAAAACAGACGGTCTTAAAGAACTCACAACAGCACAAGAGACAGAACTTTCAGAATATTGTTTACATGACGTTGAATTGTGCGGACAGATTTATTCGCGGTTAGCGAAGGATTTTCCTGAAAACCAGAATGAAATGCTTCATCGTACCGTCCAGATGTTCGTAGACCCAAAGATTGAATTGGATGTGGAACTCCTCAAAAAAACAGCCGAATCGGAACGCGCTAGAAAGATCACGATATTTAGTGATTTGCAAATTGCTAAAGCCGAATTTTCATCGAATGTCAAATTCCCTAGATTACTTGAACAAGAAGGTTTTGACGTGCCAATGAAACCTTCTCCAAAGCAAAAAAACGAAGACGGCACCCCGAAGTTAATTCCGGCGATTGCCCTTGGTGATCCCGACTTTCTTGATATGTTGGAGAATGAAAATGAAAGATTACGACTTTTATGCGAAGCTAGAGTCGCGGCAAAATCAACACTTCTTGAAACGCGTTCCGAAAAACTTGGAAAAATCGGAGAAACAGGAACTTGGTCTTTTGATGTGGAGTTCTCAGGAGCAAACCAAACTCATCGTTATAGCGGAGGGAGTGGCGCGGGAGGCAATCCCCAAAATTTTACACGCGGTTCTACCCTTCGTCAAGCCGTCAAAGCCCCCGCAGGATATAAACTAATCGTAGGTGACTTCTCGAATATCGAACTTCGGCTGGTCGCGTATCTTTCCAAAGACCCCGGTTTGATTGAGGCGATTGAGAACGATATTGACCTTTATTGCGACTTTGCTTCCACATTTTATGAACGCACAATAACTAAGGCCGACGATCTTGAACGCCGTTTCGGTAAGTGCGCTATTCTTGGTTTAGGTTACGGCATGGGTGCCAAGAAGTTCGCCCGTACAGTCCGACTTCAAACTGGACAAACCATTTCGGACGCGGAGGCAGATCGCGCCGTTGATCTATATAGATCGCGGTATACGCGGGTACCGCAACTTTGGTACGTCTTGAACAGCTATATTCCGCTGTTAGCGCGGGAGGAAGAAGGTTTATTTATAGGGATGCCAATTCGGTACAAGAAAGAAGCCTTGGTTTTACCAGATGGCCTTGAAATGCGCTATCCTAATTTGCGTCAGCAAGAAGGAACGCATGGCCCTGAATGGATTTATGATGTTTGGGATAAAGGTCAGCTACAGAAGCGTAAGTTGTATGGTGGAAAGGTTCTGGAAAATATATCGCAAGGTTTGGCTGGTGTCTTGTGCAAAGAGGCCGCACAGCAGTTTGGAGATAAAGTGACGGGCTTGGTTCACGATGAAATTCATCTTGTTGAACGTGCGCCTTTTGCTCTTCTAACCAAGAAGAAACTAGAGCGCGTTATGTCTACCACACCGAATTGGATGCCGAGGATGAAACTTAAAGCAGAAGTGGGAATCGGAAAAAACTGGTTGGAGGCGAAATAATATGGATGAAGAAATTAAAATTCCAGAAGTTGTTACGGAAGAACCCAAGCCAAATATCATACAGTTTCAGCACGTCATAATCACCCTAGCAGACGGTCGTCGGGGTGTTTTTTATGGCCCTGCTCTTATCAAGGAAATCGAAATGAAACTGAATATGGTACCCAAACTCGTTTCTATCGACTTTGATCCTCCGAAAGCCGTGGCGATACCTCAACCAAAGGAGGAAACACCAAATGCCGATTCACAAGTTGTCGAAACAGCCGCGCCCGACGCCGGACTGGAACAAAAGGCTTAATGGCTACTTCATTGCATTTTGTAGGAAGACTTTCAGATGGAGTCCCGCCTATCGAGATACTGTTAAAAGCGCGGAAGTTAAACTCGATTCTGGATTACACTACAGGTGCAAAAATTGTGGAAATCTTGTTGAACGATCCGAAAAACAGGTCGATCATATTAAACCAGTGGTGGAAGTTGGAACAACGTGGAATGGTTGTTGGGATGATTATAGAGACAGATTGTTTGTGCCTTCGTCCGAATTGCAAGTCTTGTGCAAAACCTGTCATCACAGTAAAACCAATTCGGAGAATCAAAGGAGACGGCAATGCAAGACGAAACAAAAACTGAAAAGTGCGTCGCGCCGGGTTTAAGACATAACTACGAATTTACGCAAGCCGCATATGGTTATTCTTGCTGGATTTGTACGATGTGCGGAGACGCCCAAGATGAAATAGAAGATAGTCAACCATAGGAGAAATCATGGAATGTCTTGAATGTGGCGAAGAAGTGAAAGGAATAGATGAATTTAAGTCATTTCCGAAGATTGCACGAATCAGCCGGGATTGTGTAATCACAGAAAAAATAGATGGCACTAATGCTCAAATCAAAATCCGCGAGGGCCAGATTATTTCAGTTGGATCGCGCAATCGGTTCATTCAAGAACAAAATGATAACTTTGGTTTTGCGCGGTGGGTTGGACAGAACAAAGAAGAACTTCTAAAACTTGGTGATGGTATTCATTTTGGTGAATGGTGGGGTTTGGGAATACAGAGGGGCTATGAATTATTTGAGCGTCGGTTTACTTTATTTCGAGTTCCAAAAGACATGGTTGAATTACCGAAATGTGTATCAGTCGTACCTATTCTCTATCAAGGTGCATTTACGACCGAGGCCATTGAAAAGGTACTTACCGACTTGGTGGTAACTGGTAGCAAAGTCGCCCCCGGATACATGAAGCCGGAAGGGATTGTTATTTACCATAAAGCCGCTGGTGTTATGTTCAAGAAAACAGTGGAAAATGATGCACAAGGTAAGGAGACACAAAATGTCTAATGATCCAAAGATTCTCGTATTCGACATTGAAACGGCCCCGATCACGGCGTACACATGGGGTTTGTTCGACCAGAACATAGGATTGAACCAGATCAAAAAAGACTGGCATTTGCTGGCATGGGCCGCAAAGTGGTATGGTGATCCCGCGTCGAAAACTATGTACATGGATAATAGTACGTCGCGCCTTATTCAAGACGATAGAGAACTTATAAAAGGTTTGTCCAAATTGCTAAATGAGGCAGATATAATCATTACACAAAACGGTGAAAAGTTCGATGTTAGGAAGTTAAACGCGAGAGCCGCTATTCACGGCCTTCCGCCTATCAAGCCGTGTAAGAGTACCGATCTTCTGAAAGAAAGTCGTAAAATATTCGCGTTCACATCACATAAGTTGGAGTACATGGCAGAAGTTTTGAACACCAAATATAAAAAACTAAAACATAAAGAATATCCGGGTTTTGAACTTTGGTCTGCTATTTTGGCCGGAGATAAACGCGCTTGGAAAGTTATGAAGACTTATTGTATCCATGATGTTCTATCCACCGAAGAACTATATGGAAAATTATATGGGTGGATTCGCACACAGAATATGGCTACTTATATGGACGGCGCGGTTATGCGGTGTAAATGTGGAAGTGATAAACTCACGAAAGAAGGATATGCTCGTACCGAAGCTGGCAAGTACCAAATCTACCATTGTCAAAAATGTGGAAAATGGCCGCGTGGTGGAAAGAATCTTTTGACGTTTGAAAAGCGTCAAAATCTATTGCGCGATTGGAGAACAAATGGATAACCCACCCGATGCTCGTCCTGTTTTTGAAGCAGATCAAGTCGTGACAATATACGATTTGATTGGCGTTAGAAACGGTTATATTCACCAGTATCAAGCTACACCTTGGTTTAGATTCTCGCGCCGTTTTCAGTTTCTTGTCGGTGTGGGCGTTTGTAACGAAATGCTCCATTGGTTGTCTCATGGAAAACCGTATGGCGGCGTGAAATGTGGAGGACATAATGCGGTTTAATCTATTCGTCGTAGGTCTTTTGGTCTTGTTTTCGGGATGTAACAGGCAGGATAGATTCGTTAGGGTTAGCGAGGAATCTCTTCCGAAAAGTGTGAGTATATACGTTTCTGGCATCGCAGAAGTTATAGATGGAATTACATTTACTAAAACGGGTATAGAGATTCATATGTCAACAAAACCTGTTACGGTATCGGGGGCGGGGGTTTTTGTAAGCCCGAATAATCATGTTCTAACGTGTCATCATCTGTTCACGTTACCAATTATCACAGGAATCACTGTCTGTAATTACAATGGGATATGTACGGCTGGCGAGGTTTTGTATAAACAGGAGTCGCTTGATTTGGCCCTTGTTGAATCAAATTTTGATAAACCGACGCCATATATAAGACTCGCCGATCCTCGCAAGCTCAAAGTAGGCCAAGATGTTATTGCAGTTGGATCGCCACTTGGTTTCGATTTCACAGTAACGCATGGTATTTTAAGTGCGTTGAATCGTGATACTCTTGGTGTCTATAATATGTCACAGTCAGATACGTCTTTGAATCCGGGAAATAGCGGTGGGCCTCTCATCAATATGCGCGGCGAACTTGTCGGTATCAATAGTCGAATTGTGTCACCAGTTCGCGCCAATGTGTTTACGGGTTTAGGTTTTAGTGTCCAAACTGGTCAGATCATAGAGTTTCTTACCCATTTTCGCGGAGTGGATAAATCTATACCGAAGTATGATCTTGGTTATTGGGAAGGATTCAAACGTGCAATCGGACTTAGTAAGGGCGATTAAATATCGTCTCGACCACCCGGAGACAATTCCGGGAAAGTCGTGGTGGGCCGTATATAGGCAGGATATTCAAACTTTATTGGAGGAATTACAAAATGAGCAACGAAAAAGACAAAGAACTGAAAACTCTTACACGCGAAATTCTCGTTAAGCAGATTGAAGAATCGCGTCGTGTAATTATCCAAGTTCAGCAAAACATTGTTTCTTTATCACAGCAACTTCAACAGCAACAGGGCGTTTTGAACTATGCTGAACATTTATTGGCGCAGTTTAGTTTTCCCGGAACAGAACCTGCTAAGTCTCCATTGGAAGTTAAATAAGTGAATCAGAAAAAAGTTAAAGCAATTCGCCGCGCTATGCGTAAAGAGATAGAGAAGGGATCGCATTATTCATGGATCGCGCATCCGAAACTATATGTTAATGTGCGCGGCGAAACAATGTTGAAGTTTACATTCCAGTATATTGTGTCTGGTGGTCTTAAACTAATCAATCTCGGTAAAACTATCTATAGATTAAGTGGAGTTTTACCAAGGAGTCAAAATGCCGAAAATTCTTAACATCAGCGACTACAGTATCGGTTACGATCAGGGTTATCAAGATGGTATTGATGAAGGTTTTGCAGATGGTTATGATACAGCCGCGAAAGAATACGACGGGCGTATTACGGCTCTCAATGGCGAACTCCAAACTCTGATTGCGCGTATATCTGTTCTTGAAAGGAAACTATAATGGATGATACGACGCTCGAAGCCATTTGGTGCTGGGACAGCGAGACTGGTAAGAAATATTTGCTCGACGTTAAAACAGGAAAGGTTATTTATGATGAAACATCTTCTCTTCCTCCTCACGATTAGTTTCTTGGCATATGTCAAGATTCCGATGGGCTTGGAGAAACGGTACCAAGTAGATAGTTTTACTGTTATCCATGATAGTATTTATGTCCTAAGACTTACATCAGGTGAAGTTGTTTATGTTCCGATTCAGTTTACCGTAATAGAGGAAAAACGCTAATGTCGCCTCTCCGAAATCTCATAGAAGAAATTATTAACCGGGACGACATAAAGATAACAACGGTTCATATTGAATATTTCAAAACGACTCAAGGAGACGCTGATCCTATTATTTTGAAATTTGGACACCAAAGCAAATTGGAGGACAAGTCATGCCAACCAAAGATATAAACGATGCCGCGAAACCAATACGCGATAGGTGGGAGGAAATAAAAAATGCTTTTTTCGAGTCAAATCCGGGCAAATATCTTGTTCTGTCATGCGTCCATAGACTCCCTTCAGAACAGTTGGAACTCTTTAAGAAGGGACGAACACTTGGTTCTGACGGGAAATGGTACATTCAGGATAAAGCCAAGATTGTTACTAATGTGGATGGCGTTACGGTTCTGGGCGCACATAACTATAAGCCGAGTCGCGCTATCGACGTTGCTGTGGTCGATAACCAGACTGGAAAATATCTATGGGAAGAAAAGTATTATTATAGCCTGTTGGCGATTTCTAAAGCCGTGGGCCTTGAATCAGGCGGAGCGTGGAAGTCGATAAAAGACTGGCCGCATTTGCAAATTCCTGACTTTAAGAACTACCAAGGAGAATAACATGGATTCCGAACGCATTGCGAAAGCACTCGAACGTATAGCAGACGCGCAAGAAGGTATGCTTGGTATAGCGGCAGAAGCGCGGGTTGAACGTCTTAAACTTTCGGATGCCATGAAAAAGCGTTTTCAGGCGGGATTTCAAGGAGGGCCAGATGAGAATCCAAATACACGAAAAGAATAATGGTTATTTGGTTTATTTTGAAGATGGTCAATATGTTTTCAAATCAACAGAAATTCTCGAAATGCTAATGGTGATTGGCAAGAAGATTCTTGGTCGCAATATAAAAATTCAGGAGAATTAACGTGCATAATTGGGGAGACGAAGGCGTAGATTGGAACGGTATAAATGATGCGGGAGCCTATATCGGTTATTGGCTTCGCAAATGGATGCGTATGGATGTGCGGGATGTGAAAGAGAAATTTGGCACAGTTCGCATTTATTGTGGTTTTGGTTGGTCGGGACTTTACTCCATATACCGTCCGGGGTACTGCTGGTACCCTAATTGGTGGCCTATTAAAGTAGACAACTGGCTTGCTTACCATACACCCATATTCAAATGGATCAATCGTATAGTAGTACCGATTCAACAGAAAGCCTATACATGGCGATATAAAAAAGCTGTACAGAAATGGCCCCATTTGTATAACGAAATTGTAATGTGCGCGGATCATGGAGAATTGTTTGAAGGTACTGTGCCGGGTTATGTTCATTCAAACTATTGGACAAAGGTGGAATAAATGAAAATACAAATTCAGAGAATCGGTCATTCTGACGATAATTATCACCACCATAAAATTGATTTGTGTTTAATGGAAGGCACAATCAAAGGTGGGATTCGGCCCGGCAAAGAACTTGATATTCAATTCTCGCATTTAGACGCGGGACAATGGCACACAACCAAAGTTACACGCGTAGAATATAAGGGCGAAAGCATGATCTTGGTTCATACCAAGAATTCGATATATCTTGTTGTAAAAGGATGGCGGGAGAACTAAAATGAAATCTTTCACTGTAAATTATAGTGTCACGGTGCATTACGATGCGGTTGTTAGAGCCAAGACCAAGGAAGAGGCCGAAAAGAAAATCGCCGAGGTTGTTGGTGATTCTGTTACTATTGAATCATCTTGGGAGGTTAAATAACATGGGATTACCATATCCTGCACCGCTTAATACCGTTCCTACTGTTGTATTTGGATATGTGGCTGGCCCATTGGTTCGACTGGAAGACAAATCAGGCCGAATTGGTTTTTGGAACTATATTCATTGGCTGGTTTGGCGACGCCCTGTTCTTGGATTTGCAGTTACACATCTTCAAAAATATTCCAAGTTTGGATTTCTTCTAACGTGGCCCTTTTGTTTCCATATATATTATCAATTCAAAAAACAGGCAGGAAACGATGCGGCGGGATGGATACCGGGAAGCGAAAGAGTTTTTTATGCGCGTACACCGGGTTATCGGAAAGATACCGATTATGGAATGAAATGGACGTGGGGATACATTGGCGGACATTGGGACTAATATGGATAAAGCACCTGAATGGTTGGATGTTTGTATATTTGGAAAAATGGTACAAATCAATGGAAAAGGAGAAATCCGCAATGTCCCGAAGTCACCGAAAGACCCCGATTCGCGGAGCGTGCGGAAGTCGTCGCGCCAGCGAAAAGGACGACAAACGCAAACACAACAGAAAAATGCGCCGCGTGAACAAGGCGTTAATTGCGAATGTGGAAGACAAGGATGCCCTAATCCTGCGGCATAAAGACGAGGTTTCAAACGTCTACAAGTTTTCAAAAGATGGAAAGTTCTATTGGGGCAAAAAAATTAACCCAAAGGATATGCGAAAATGATTTCCGAAATAAGAGAGTGGGTTATGCTTTTGTTCGAGGGATATATCTGTTGGATTTTAACGATGGAATATTTCTACGATGCGGCTAAAGATGCCAAAAAGCAAAAGCGCACCAAAACGACCAAGAAAGTCACGATAATGCCAAGTGGCGATACCGTGACAGAAGAATCTACCGAATCTGTTGAATCAAAAGGAGAAAAACATGAGTGACATTCCATTGGAAGGACGCGAGATTAAAGAGGAACGCCCTTTGACTCAAGAAGAAATCAATGCACTTGATATTCGGGAATTGCAACGCGGTATAAATGTTCAAGCCGCATTACTCGAATCTATTGTCTTGGCGTTCGATCATGTTTTGAAACGCTATATCGAATTGACTCAAGTTAATCCCGTTCCGAAGGAGAAACCAAGTGAAGAGAAAACCAAACCCGAATAACTATTCGTGGACGGTTGGAAATGTCTATAGGAGGGTAAAATGGCAGGACGTAAGGTTAGATTGGGGTATAGCAGAGGTAAGTCTAAAGTGGACAATAAAGTTCGCGTGGAGAGTCTTGATTACCATGAAGGACTTTCTCCTAATCAGGTCAAGATCATTTTACGAGAGTGCGGCCTCTACGACAGGATTGACAACTTCAACGACTGGTTGTACGGTCAAACTGCACCCGTCATTAAAAGGTTCAATAGTGAAGGTAAGGTTGTGGACGTGGGGGGGATATATGAATACGACCTCTTCCGCTGGATTGCGAACCAGAAAAAAGGGACGCCGTTAATATGGGACTAAGAAAAAAGAAACGAATTATTCTTGGAGTAGGTTATCCTTGGTATTCAGAGGGAGTTGATTTCGAGGGGAGAAAAACTGGATATTGGGGGTCTATAAAATTGTACTCGAATCCCAATGCGTTTGGATTTCCGCAAGGAACTAAAATAGTTGAGTTGAAAAATGGAAATTCTGGTGCGTGGAAAAAGTATAAGCTGATTATAGAGGAACTTTAACGTCCACAACCATTACAACCGCACTTTCTCTTTTCTTCGTCGCGGTCTAAAACGGCATTTGGTTTGGTCTGTCCGGGTTTCCAATAGAATGTGGCGCGACATTCGGAGCAATGCGCTTTGTATATTACGGCCTTTTCCCGTTTACCGAGAAGGGCGCGGCAAACTGGACATTGGACTGTTTCAAAATCTGATCCGGGACGGCTTTTACTGAACATATCATACCACCATTCATAGTTATTTAAAATACGCAACGGCAACGGATGTTGCTACCGCGATAAGTCCTCCAACGGCTGTAATAACCATAGACTTTGTTGAGACTTTTTCTTTGATGGTAGTAAGTTCAGTTTTGAAAACGGCAACGGCTGTTCGCAAACTTGGTATATCAGTTTGACGCACTTCTCTGATTTCGGACTTCAAATCTTGAAGCTCCGACAGAATTAGTTTCAAATCACCTTTAGGCATAATAGCTCCTTACTTCAATGCCGATATACCAGCCAAAACACTTGCTGGTATCGCAGCCTTGGCGATAGTTTTCCCAATACCTTTTACGATCTTTTTCCGCGTCATGCCCGCTGCATATTGAGCCGCCGGTTCTACTCTTTCGGGAATCTGTTGGTTTAGACTAGCGACGATTTGTTTTTTTATAGCGGAGGCTTTAACGTAAGCATCTTGACCAAGTTGATCTTTTGCGTTATTGTTTTTACCAAACTTACTTAGGATGAGATCAAGCCGATCTTTCTGTCGTGTAAGATAGCGTCCGGTTGGTACTTTTTCTCGCTCCGCAAAATTCTCCAAGGTGTTTCCGATTTTATCCACTTCCAGCCGCGCTTTCTCCGCCGTTCTACCAACCTTCGCAAGAGTTTCAGTCGCACGAGGTAATCTCGCCCCCGCCGCAATTTCCGCTTCTCCTACCGCCGCACCAGATTTTGCAAGACTTGGCGCAAACGCGATTTTTCCGAGTTTACCAAGTCCTTGCAACGTTTTTCCGCCCACATAGGTCAAAGCCGCTGTTTTGGCCCCTTCCTTCACGACAGGTAACGCCGCCTCTGCCAAAGTCGGAGCCTGATCGCCCAAAGATGACAAAATAGCCTGTTTTACGCCCTCACCCGCCGCCGCACCCGCCCCCGCAAGCAAGGCTGTCGCCGGAAGGCTCACGCCGCCCGTTCCGATAGCTCCCACGATAGGCGCACCGATCCCACCGACTGTAGGCAACGCATTTGCCACTTTACGCACAAATTGGCGTGTCTTGGATTCAGGAGGGGTTGTTTCCGCCGGAGGATTGGATTCTGGGGGGGTTTGGCCCCCCGCCTGATGTTCGCGTGCTGCGCCGAGCAAATCAGCCTCGGA